CTTCCCAAACATCTTCAAGGTACTCAAAAAGAGTTCGTCCGTCAGGTGTGACTTTTATACCTTCTGTAAGTTCATGTGTAGTAAAACTAAATCCTTCACCTAACTCAAAGGCTACATACTTGTTTACAAATGCCTTACAGTAATTCACTGTAATTTCAGGGGTATCAACATCGGGCATATCTTCCCAATGATAACCCTCATAGAAATTCCAGTTCTCTCTTGAACGCTTATATCTCCTAAGCTGTTCATCTGTCAGGTCTGTTGATAACTGTATTGAGTGAGAACCTAACTCAATTAAGTCTCTTGCATCACGTTTTCTTTCATATCCTATCATTATCATCTTCTCCTTGCTGTAAACCTATTTCTCATTTTGACTTCTTTTGCTTGATTTCGGGTTTTTGCCGTAAGTTTATTAGACACAGTTTCAGTGTAATTCACTTCACCTCTGAAACTTGCTCCCCATACTGCTAACGCCCAACTATCGGGGTAGTCATCATGGTCTTTGTCACTTGCATGAGCCACTATCATGTTAGTGCCACTCCAACCTTTTTGAAGTCCACCTAGTTGTTCAATGAAGTCTTTGTACTCCCTTGTTTCAACTGTTTGTGGTCCTGCACATACTCTTGCTCTACCTGCCGTTATCTCTCGGTCAAGGTGTTTATACAATTCCGACTTAGATTTGGGTGTGAAAATATAAGGAATGACCTCACAGGGTAAATTTGCTCTTAGTCTATGTGCCACAGATGACTCTCTTGTAGCATCACAAATAACTCTTGCGACCTTAAAATGGTTTATGTAGTCTACAATTAAAGGATATTGTTCCTCATAATCAGGCTCGTTTGCTATACAGCACCAGTCTTTCAAGTAAGTATTAAATGCCGTATAGGTTTCTTCCTCGTTCTCATCATTTGTAAAGGACTCCATGATAACTGGCATATCCCAATTGACTTCAACTGCTGTTAGTATAGTGTCATCACCTTTACCACCTAAATCTATTCCGATTGTATGTGTAGCAGACTTATCATACATAGTCCTTTCAAGAAGTGGCTCAGTGTTTTCCTGCTCGAATTTTTCTATGTCAATGAACATACCTCTCTCAATTATCCATTCAAGACAGTTATGACTTGCAAGACCTTCTGCAACATAAGTTCGGGAAGTAGTCCTAATAGGGATAACTTTCTTAGTTCCTACAAATTTTATGCTGTTTACTCTAGGGTGTACATCTGAACCTAATTTTCCATTTGAGCATCTAACAGTACCTAAATCATTGGGATTGAAATTGTTCAAAAGTCTTTGAGGTCTTACACTGCCTAAAAATCTTAATAACTCTCTCCTTCCACCTTTTATAAACAGCTTGTATACTGGGTCTTGACCTAAAGCTATTTTTCGCTTATCACAATAGGTGGAATTATAATCAAACCCAAAGTCAGTTAAATACTTCTCGACCTGTGACATCATATTATTTCTTCTCTGTGCAAAAGTCAACTGCTGTATTTTACCATTAACTTGTGTCAGGCAACCCTCTCCGTCAAAAGCGGCTGATAAATAACCAAGTCTGTAATCGTGCGGAGTATCGTCCCACACATTGCAAACTCTGTAAATTCTATCAGTTGAAACAAGGTCCTTAGTTTGCTTCCATACAGTTCTGCTTCCTGCTGTGAATACTAACCATTGATGTTCTTCTGAACAGGTTATTTTAGTTCCGTCACTCAAACTAATCTCATAGCAAGGTCTTTCTATAACACCTACATCTTCAACGGTGGTTTCTTTTAGCTTTCTTTGACCATATCTCTTAGGTGGGTTCTCATCAAATCCTATCAGTTTATCTCCTGACTTAATAGAGTCTGCTCTTACCCACCTTAAATCAGAAGTCAATATCCTTGTCTCAGGTGTGACACAATAACTCATTCTAAATTCGTCCGACTTCTCACCAAGTCTCGCCTTTTCCTTCTCTACATACTTTGCATACTTAGGGTTATATTTAGCCGCAATTGTCCAGTCATACTCAAAGTGATTTCTTTTGCCTTTATTCTTTTCATACGCCGCCTTATTTCTTTGTATGGCTTCATAAAAATCACCTTTAAATGTTGTGGCTGTTCCGATTTTAACTATAGTCGCATTATAAGCTGCACCCATAGGGTGTATTGACTTACGGACTTTAAAATTAGATATGTCCTGTGCTTCTTCACATATAATCAGCTTGAATGACTCTCCCTCGATGTTTGCTCCGTCACTAGCAGAAATAGCCGTTGCAAAAGAGCCATTTGTGAGTGCTACAGTCTGACCATTTGATGTACTGAAAGCTAACCTGAACTCAGGGTCTTGTAATACAGCAATAGCCTGTTTACATTGCAGTCGGTCTTTCATTCTGCCATAAGATGTTTGCGCTTGTCTTAATGACGGAGCAAAAATACCTACCCAAAGACCGTCCTTAAACTGTTCAAGTCGGGTATCTCCTGCAAACATTGGCATATTAGCAAGCTGAGGTAATATAATCATCATACCACCTACTGTAGTGGCTACAGTCTCGGTTTTACCTGATTGTCTTGAAAACAATGCAGTTATTTCTTCACCGTCATTTTCAAGCACTGAGCGAATAACTCTTTTTGAAAACTGTTCCTGATAGGGGAAAAACTTTCTGCCTGAGTAAAGTTCACAAAAATTGAATATCACTTTTACCAACTCAGATGTAGGTAGTCTACCACTATAGGCTATCATCATTACTGGAACCAATCTATGCACGATTAGTGTATACCGCCTTAATTTAATCCTTAGTTTACGTTTTAATCTCACTTTACCACTCCTTAACTGCACAAAAATAGAGCTGAACAAACTCTGTCCAACTCTATTATACAATATATTTTGAAATAAGTCCAGTACCTAAATAAACTTATCACTCAGATATGTGGTTACTATATGTACAGTCCTCAGGGTTCTTATCTTCTCTGAACCTTAGGAAGCGTGGGTGTCTCAGCTTTCCAGTGTCTTTAAATACCTCATTACACTTGACTTCAATTACATGACCTAAGTAACTATTACTCAGTTTCGCTCTCAGGTCATCATCAAACCCTGAACATTCTCCCACTTCAAGCACTTTCACATCTTCATTGAGCAATACCATGTTGTGTATAGTGAACTTTTTACTCTTTGAGAGTTTCTTGATTTCCTTATCAGTAATCAGTACACCAAATCTCATATTGCCGACCCACTTGTTATAGTGGAATTTAGTTAATGGCTTATATCCTTTAGAGAGTAAATCTTTTGCTGAGTCACTTGGGAACATCTTTTCTACGCCCGAAGGAGTTTCCCAATAGTCCCAACGGTCATCGGGGAATTTTCCGTCATAGTATTTTGTAGGCTCAGTAAAACCTATCAGCATACATTCTCTTGTATAGAATTTCTTGATTTTAAGATATGCCTTATCACGCTTATGCACATACTTAAAATCTTTATTCTTTATGATTACTCCCTCACCACCATTGGCAACAATGTACTCATAGTAACCTCTTGGGGATAACATAAGTCTTTCAGGGTCTTTTGACATAACAGTCTCCGTATAGAGTGTAGGGTACTTATCTTTTAAAGACCTTATCAACTGTAACAGGTTCGGACTTTTCTTAACAGGAATACTTTTCTTTCCTTCGCACTTGAAATATGGTACTTCAACGACACTGTTATATCCTGCTTTATTCAGCTTTTCTATGACTTTCCCGAGGTAGTATTTTCTTCTTTCAAGTCGCATATTTTCAAGCTTGATACCCTTGTAATAGAGTATGTCAAAAGCATGAAAGACAATCTGTCCTAACTCTAACTGTCTTTCAATGGCTTTATCCCACTTACAGTTTAAGGTGCTTGAAACATCTTTAAAAGGCTTTCCGGGGATAAACATTTCTCCGTCAATTATTGTACCTTCAAGTTCAGGAATACAAATTAACCTCATCTGAGGGAGTGAGTCTGTATTTTCTGTAAACCAGTTAGTCTTTTTACTAACTCGTCTACTAAACACACGACACTCACCATTTAAGAAGTGCAGTATACCTCTTGTTCCGTCAAACTTTTCTTCTATGAAATTGACATCATCAGTTAAAGCATTGTCCTGTGCTTCTTCGTCCTCAAGAGCGTGTGCGGTCATTGGCTCACACCACTTTAAGTCTGAGGAAAGATAGTCATTTTCAGTCCAGTTAATGTACTTTGGTGTATAAGGCATTGACTGTTCACCACCTAACTTTACAAACACTTTAGGCTCTCCCTTTTGTGTATGTGTTAAAGTCACAACTACATTAGGCATTTACTTCACCTCATTCATATCAACAGTCAAAGTCTCACTGTCCTCAGCCTGTGCTTCTTTGAGTAACTTATTCATTGCCGTTCTTGAAGCTACTCTGTACTTATCAAGCCAATCGGCAGTCTGCATAAACAGCTTATAAGTATCTCCCTTTGCATTGTTCCTGAAATAGGTTATTGCCGACTCTAATGTCACGCTCTGAGGTACACCGCTGTTAATAGGTGCTTCTTCACATACAGAAGTTATAGTGTTGGCTACCCCTGCGTTTCTCAGGTTTTCTTCCTGAGTTCTCTTTGAATGATGTGTTATATCTTCAACAGGAAAATTCATCATTATCACTCCTTAGTTCTTACTAGTGTTTTACTCAGCTTATCGAACCCTTTGCACTTGCACTGGTCAAAAGGTATGAAGCTATATCCAGTGGGTATCTTTAACTCACTACATTCATTATAACATATCTGCATAAGAATTTCAAATCCCGTATCTGTAGAAGTGATACCTAAAGGTGTCGGCACACAAGAGGTACACACCAACTCAGGTGATGCTTCTTTAAATATACTGTCAAGAATTTCCTTTGCAGAAAGCAGTATGTGGTCATTTAAAGACTTTCCTTTGCATTTAAGTGTGGACTTAAACTTAAACTCTCCGTCTTTTATCAGTATCTTATTTCCGTGATATGTGCGGATAAAGAAGTTTAACTCACAGCCATAGGGGTTTAACTCGTCTTTACTTATTCTCTCCCAAACTGTATTATTGAGGTCATCACACATACCTATAAGTGTTTTCAAATCATATTGGTCACTAGGTATATTTGAGTTCCACCAATAGGTTTGGTGCATATCCCCTACAGGTTTATGTATTACAAACATTTCATAACACTCCTTTCAATATAGACTTAGGGCAGACTGTTAGGTCTGCCTTAATGTCTTTATATTGTGTTTGTTGGGTTAGCTTAGTTATCCTTCTTCGCCCTCGTATTCTTCGCCGCAAACTTCACAGATGAACTTGTTTTCTTCCTCATCATATTTGAGAGGTTTGCCACAGCAGTAAGGAACATCATTGATTGTGTAAGCACCTTCTTCGACAATGTTTCCGTCATCGTCAATGAGGTTCGATGCAAGCTGTTCATACTCGGATATTAAATCCTCGTCAGAAACTTTCTTCATCTTGTCATCAGTGCCGTTAAACTCATTGATAAAGTCTATGAGGTCTTTTCTTGTGATTTCTCCGTCCTCAAAGGACTGTTCTGTTTCCTCACAGAATTTGATATATGCTTTCTTACGCTTTTTAGTCATAGACTCTGTTATGTCCTCAGCTTTGACTTCATTATCAGTGTCGTCATCTGATACCTCATCAGCAGAACTGTCATCTTCCTCGTCGTCATTGTCATCAAGGTCAATTTTCCCGTCATTGACCGCCTGAACAAGTTTGCTGATAAGTGACTGTCTCTTACCCTTTGAGTTGACACCTATGCTGTCAAGCAGTTCACGAATTTCATCATCGTCCATATCTTCTGTAGCTTCGATTACCTGCTGTTCGATTTCGTCAACTTCTTCCTCGTCATCATCTTCTGCTTCCTCAGGTTCTTCATCTTCGTCCTCATCTTCTTCGGGTTCAGGCTCAGGCTTCTTCTTAGAAACCTTAGCTGTCTTTTTGCTTGCAACGATTTTATCGTCCTCAGCAGGTTCTTCGTCCTTTGACTCAACTGCATCTCCACCTAAAATCTTCTCAGTGATTTCATCTCTGTTGCCTACAGCAGTGATACCAAGTGACTTAGCAAGCTTTTTAAGGTCATTGTAAGTCATAGCATCAAGTTCCTCTCTTGAATACTCTGAGACCTCAGAAGTGGTATCTGTTGACTTCTCAGCTACAGCAGTCTTTGAGACCTTAGTTGCTTTTTCGGGTGTGGTATTGACAGGAATTGAAGCTCCGTCTACAGCTTCAAGAATAAGGTCAATACCTTCTCTTATCATCTTGAGACCCTTGATTGTTGTTTCATTCATAGTTGTTTTCCTCCTAAATTAAATTGTCTTAGTGGTTTATCTCACTGTAACTATTATAACATAGTCTCAGCGGTGAGTCAAATGTCCTATTTATTCAGGACTCCTGCTATGAAAGGCGCATCTTTCATAAGTTTCATTGCCAACTCAGTAAGTACACAGCACTTATGCTCCGTACTCAACATAAACTTAAACAGTCCTGCTACTGTACTGTCTATTTCCTTCTTCTCGGACTCATTGTCTGACTTTGCGAACTTATCCATAAGTGCTATTCTCTTTCGGTTCATTTCCTCATAAGTCAGGGTCAATAACTTTTTAAGAGTCATAACCTCACCTAAATTTGGGTTACACTCTTTCAGGAAGGTTTCAAATTCTTCCTTACTCATGTCCATGACTTCTGAAAACTTCTTATCTGTCAGCTTAGACACACATACACCCCCTTATGTCTGTTTATTCACATATACAAATGCTACTGAACCTACAACACCTACAGCACAATAGAAAGGGTTTTCGGTGATAACACCATAAAGGAATGACACACACCCTACTACTGCTATTAAAAGACTTAGGAACACGAGCAATCTTTGAAGTGCACCTGTCACCTTACTAACAAGCAACTTGACCAATATCTGCAATCTTGATAACATTTGATGACATCTCCCTTTCATGCTTTCTTAACAGCCTATTATACAGCTTGTAAAACTCAGTATTATGCATTACACCTTTTATTCGGACATACTTAGGGTCAGACCATTGTATGTGATGAACTACTTCATGTAATACAGTCCTAAATAACTGGTCATACGGATAAGGGTTATTTAAGTCCTTATCAGCATACACATACACAAGCACCTTTTGGGTCTTAGGTAAGTATCTCCCATAATAGGACTTGCTAAAGGGTCTGAGGACTAATTCAAACCCTTTAGTATCTATTCCTATCTTCATCAAGTCATTGAGTATTTTTACCTTTAAAGCGTTCATTTCAACTACCTCCAAACTCAAATACTCTAATGACATTATAACATAAAATCAGGAAACTTTCAACATACTTCCTGCGGCTCTCTCCAACTCTATACGTTTTTCAAGAGTGTAATCCTGAGCAACTTCTGTTATGGCATTTATTACACCCCAGTCAGACGAACCGTACTTGTCTCTTGCAAGGTCTATGACTTTAACTGCTCCTGCTTCGGGAATACCTGTTCTGTATCGGATTTTCTGTATAAGGTCATTGAGTAAGTCACCCTCTTTAGGTATCTTCTTACCGCCTAATATGTTATTCTGTATCGAACACCTATATATGGTGTGGGTATACTCATCAATAAGCATTGGAACTCCTTTGAGTGAAGCTACAAGCTGTTCTTTAAAGTCCTCTGAACTTATGCTTATGTGCTTTTGGGTAAACAGGTTTCCTGCACCTTTTGTGATGCATAAGCCGTTGGTGCATATCTGCTTATAGATAAAGAAATTTACAGTTAAAGTGCTTCTACCGACATCTGAGCTGTCAACTTGTATTCCTGCAAACAAATCTTCTCCGAGAATTTTCATTCTCTCCTGCTGTACAAGTCTCAGGTGAAAACGTTCAGGGGACATAAAGTATTCTTTTACCTTTAAGTCTAACCCTCTTGTAGAACTGTTAAGCACCTCAAGAATTTCAGGAGTGTCAAGAACACTGTACCTACTACTCAGCACACCTCTTATTTTGTCTTTGTACGCTCTCAGGAACAAGTCCTTGTCAAAGTTACATATCCAAGTGTTCAGGTTATCTTGTGCAAGGTCAACATGACCATTTAAAGCGCACTTTTCAATGTATCTTGCAGGTACACCAAGCTTTCCGCAAAGCTGTCCCATTGAATGACTTGTCATTGACTTAGCATAGAAGTCTCCTTCGTCATCTTTGAACTTAGCTACAAACAGACCACTCTCAAAGAATACAGCCAGTCTTGTTATGTCAACCTCGCTTATAGAATGGTCTGTACAATGGCTCTGAATTTCCTGTGCATCATTCATTAAAAGATTGATGCCCTCTGTAGGGGACACATCAAAGTGTACCACCTTTTCGATTTCTTTCTGCTTTACTTCCATCATAATTATTACCTCGCTTTCACTTTAATACGGCTTTAACTTACATCATAATTATAACATAAAAGGAAAGACAAGTCAAAAGACCTGTCTTTTCTCAGTCCACTTTTCTTATAACCCTACGGACGATAGTACAGGGCTTATGTACATAGTGCCTGTCTCGGTAGTCACTAGCTTCCTCATAGGTACTAAAACCACTGGGTACATAAGGTATAAACTCATAGTTATAGGCTTCATCATCTTCCTCGCTCGGTGTGCTAACTACTTTTCCTATCATGTACTGTATGTCCCATACATCTTCATCTTCTTCAAGTTTCTTTATACCGTCATAAGGGTTGTCAGGGCGTTTTTCAAGTGCTTCCACCAGTTTTTGTGTAGTCAAAGCACTTGTGTCATTTAAGTCCTCGGCAGACTCAAAGCGGTGTACCTGTTTAGTGACATTATCTTCTCGGTCCGAAACATTTGCAAAAAAATCAGATAAAGGTCTTACCCACGTTTCATGTGTAGCGACATGAGTATACACCACACAAGGCTCTTTTGTGGACTCGATTTTAGCAACGTTATTGACCACTACATAGCACCCTTTAAAGTGTCTGTAAAGACCGTTTACTTGTATCATAATTATTCTCCTTTCATATATAAGCAAACACTACATCGCCAATTGTACTGTATATAGGTTGACCCCATAGCCAACCGTTGTCACAATAACTTGCAAAGAAATACACAACTTCCTCGGGAAGTGTTGAACCACAGGATAAAACGCTGTCTACAGCTTGATAACATTCCTCATCAGGTGTATAGCAATAACTATAATCACCAATGAACTGACCGTCTTGTGTGAGGACTGAATAAATGCTGTCAGGAAATGCTCCGTGATTTACTCGGTTTACTACTACACTTGCTACAGCCTGTTTACACTCAAAAGACTGATTTCCCGACTCGTGGTAGACTGTATACACTAGCATTTCATATTCCCAGTCTGAAATTCCGTAGAAAGTATTTTCATAATCTTCCTCAGAAACACTCTCAGGCTCAGGACTTTCTACAACGGCTTCCACAGGCTCTACAGCTTCAATGGCAGTAGTAGTCACTACCTCTGTTGTAGTTGTGGCTACGGTCGTTGTAGTGGTCACAGCCGTTGTCTCAGCTTGTGTAGTAGTGGTTACTGTTGTAACCTTACTCTCAACAAGTGATATTTCGTCCTTAACAGGCTCATTTGCTATACTGACCACCTTTAGCACCAATGCAGTTAAACTTAATACAAACATTAGTGTGTACATCACTATCATGTGTCTAAAAAATTTTTCCAACTCTAAAACCTCCAATTTAATTACATTTTGGTTACTCAGTGATTACAGTATAACACACACTTAGAAAAAATGCAAATAAAGAAAATAGTCCTGCAAGGAATTGACCTCACAGGACTAATAAAGACATAACCTCTGTTTAACAGATATAATCTCTTTCCGAAACTGTATAGTGCCAACAACCACAGTTCAGGAGTAAATAAAGAGGATTTCTAAAATGCCACATTCGCACTTTATAATGGGTAGAATATCGGGATAAATCCCGATTGGTGCTGACTGTTGGTACTGCCCCAACATCATAGGTCATACAGTGCTATAGTATATAACCTACTTGCTTTCATCAGCGTTTATCCTGAGTGTTGTGTGAGAACACTCAGGCAGTATAAACAAACGTTTTCCATAAAGCGATTACATAAGCCGACAAATGTGTTCATACAATAGAAGCCTTAATAAAGGCTTTGGTGGAACTTTTGGGATTTGAACCCTATGCACTTTTATTCAGCAAAAAAGTTCCATTTAACAGGGATTGCTCCCTGTTTAGGTAGGTGGCAAAGTCTGTACCGATAAAGACAGAAAGGAGCATAAAACTAATGGCAAAAAGATTTATGTGTCAAGGTTGCCACCTGACCTGACTGGTGAAAGAGTTTAGGGGAACGACCTAATTAGAAAACAGGGAATGAAAGAAACCTATTCTCGACTCTTTCATATATCAGTCGCATACCCTCTTTGATGTAGTGGTGAGTCGATGACCAATCACTTTGTCCACTTGGTTGGGACAGACGGATTTGAACCGTCGAAATAACGGAGTCAAAGTCCGTTGCCTTACCTCTTGGCTATGTCCCAATCTTTACAACCTTGCAGACAGGTCAAAATGTGACAGGGAAATGAAACACATTGACCTTTCCGCTTTGGTTGCTTAGGAGTAGCTAAACGGTACACCAACAAGATTACTACAACTCATCAGGAGATTTTTCACCTCATTGGGTCACATATCCGTCAAGGCTAACAACTGCGTTCACTATCAGTGAACAAATTCATTATAGCACACTCTCAACAGTTTGTCAACACCTTTTCATTGGACTCTTTACCAACTTACGCTTTTTCAGCAAACCACCTTTCGGCTTTAAAGGCTTAACAGGCTTGTCGGGAATATTATCAACCTCTATTCTCTCTACCTGCTCATCAGTCAATGCTTTCCATGCAACACTCAAAGCACTTGAAACCTCTTTGTCATGCTCAAAGGCTTTTCTCAAATCCTCTAACAGACTAACTCCGTCTGCTATGTGCTTGTCATCAAGATTTGAAAAATCAGGTTTATTCTTTTCCGGAACTGGTCTTTTCATCAAGCACACCTCTCAGCTTTGTCAACTCATTTTCCTGCCTACGGAACATTTCTCGCAGTCTTTCAAACTCCTTGAAATTATTCTCGCTTAAATTATTTATTTCCTCAGCGTTCATACCTGTTGCTCGGTATGCTCTCAACTCTTTCAGAAATTCATATAGCAGTTCATGGTCTTTCCTGCAATCATCACAACCCCAATCTTTCGTGGGGTCACTCAGCAGGTCTCTCAGATGCCTTATTGAACCCTCAAGAGTCTTACACTCTGATTTTTTCTTTATCTCGTTTAGTTCCTCAAGCAGACTCAACACACGCTTTGCCACTGGAACAGTCATTAAAACGCAGTCACGAGTACCTTTCCCTTCTATTGCACTTTTCAAGCGATTCACCAGTAGGTCTACAAGAGTTCCAGTATCTTCAAGTTTCTCAAAATCATTTGCCATTTCAAAAACTCCTTTTCTGTTTCAATTTCTGATTTGAAAAATCATTGTCTGTATTATAACACATAAATTTCAGTTTGTCAAATCGCAAAATTTTCGCCATTACCTATGCAATTTTTAATTATCTACCTAATTCTTTTAATTGCGTAGGTAATTTTTAATTACACGCCTAATTTAAAATATTTCTATTGGCTATGTAATTATATAATATATAATAAATATATAATAATATTATAAAATATATTAGTTTCAGATAATACCTAAAGGTATTATCTTCAACGCGAAACTCCCACATTCGTGGTCGTTCGCTCAATTAAATCATAATTCTATCAGAAATACAACATATCCAACTAAGGACTGTCCTCTCGGTCTTTCGTTTGTATAAGGACTGAAACCTTTATGAAATATGAATTTTAATAATTTTATATTTATCCATACTTTCCACTCAAAAATTTTATCCTGAATTTTTCAAAACCTTTGACTCACTTCCATGTCCTTTGGGTAGTAATTTATGGGACAATCCACAGTCTTTTGAGTCACAAATAGTCGTTTCAGTCACGCCATTTATTACACAAATGACAGTGAATTGAGTCCTATTTTAAGTCCTTTGTGAGTCATCGGGCAGGACACAGACAACCTATAGGGCTATTTCTAATGTGGGTGATTTGAAAGGACACAATACCTATACCTAAAAATTATACCTAATTGTGAGGCACTTGGCTATGGTGTTTGGAATGTCATGTCCTTTTAAGGGTGGGGTCTCCCTCATGTCACATTAAATGACCTCACTGGGGTCTTTGTGCTGTTGGCACACTCACACAACGGGATTTTCTTTCCGTTTCCTTTATATCACTTTATACATTCACACAAATTTATTTTGATTTTCTTTCCGCTTTCTTTTCTCTCTGTAAGTGAGACATACACATTTAAAATTTATTCTTTCGTTTTCTTTCGGGTCATCGCTTCACTCTCTTTTCTTTCAAGTCTTTCCTCGTCTTGTATGTGTTGTGCTATAGTGGTATGTTGTCAATGGTCTTTTTACTTTCTTTCGTTTTTTTGTCTTTCAAGTCTATTGTGCTATAGTGATATGTGCTGTATGGTGTATAGGTCTTATGTGGTCTTATGGTCATAGCTTAAAACTTTAGCGGAAAATTCTTTACAGCTTGCATAATAACGCTTGTATACAATAGGTATAGTCCTTTTATTATAGGCTCTCTATATGGGGTCTATATAACCACTCTATATAAGGCTTCTATATAAGCACTATATACCGTCTTATATAATGCTCTATATAGGGGTCTTTTATAGACCGCCCCTACCGACCTCTTGGGGCCTAAAGAAAGAGGGTCAACTCTTTGTGCAGAGCCGACCCTTTGTAGTGTACCTTTACCTTTCACTCATTCAAATTCTTCAAATAACTCCTTTTCTTCTGCTTCCGCTTCTGCTTCTTTCAGTTTTTCAATCAGGTCAGGGAGCATATTCAAGTCCACATTTATACCCTTCTTAGTAAAACCTGTGTACACTTCTGTAGTGGCATAAAACCTTATGTCTACTCTCGGAAGTCCATACGCCCCACCTCGTTTCACTGAAACGACTAACTTGCCGTCCTCACTGAGTATGATTTCTTTAGGCTCGATTTCGTCCTTGTACTCATCTGAGGGAAGCTTGTTGTCCGTGTTGCTTTTTCTCTGCTTTTTGG